GCGCATCCGCTTGGAACTTCTTGAAGAATCCCAAGTTCGTTCAACCTCCACGCTTTCGTAGCGCGGGACCACGTAGGATACCCGACACCTCTTTCAAGAAGTAGGCTTGATTTTAACGGAGCATACATATTTAGTCCAACTGCATCATAGAAAGGAGAATCATTTGTATACGTGAAAACAGCAGTCCCAGTACCATCGTTCCCATTTACCGAAATATCTGCCAAATCTGACGAAAGCGGAAGATAACATTTTAGATTTGTCTGAGACACAATACCGTCACGGACATTCTCAACATCAGCCAAGGAAAGCACCCTATCATACACGACGAAATCTTTCATCAGTCCGTTGAAATAATTAGCTGCCGATGAAGCATTCTTTCCGATAACAAGGTTCGTAACAGAATCACCAAGGGAAACACTCGTGTCGGTTCCGGCTAATACCCCATTTTTATAAAACTTAGCACTATTTGGCTCAAAACTGATAGCTATATGTGTCCACTCCCAGATATTCAGCGCAATTTTGATATTTGCTTCCTCAGAAGAATCGCCAAATACGGAAAAATAGAGGCTTCTGTCACTCGCGGTCACTGGCATAAGCACAGCGAATCCTTTGCTCGGACCGCTATCCTGCTGGTCGAATATCCTATCGCCAGCTGTAAATCTCCGAACTTTAATCCAAGCAGCAATCGTAAAACCAGTTGAGTTTGCCTTGAACCCAAGAGTTATACCAGTTGAAGAACCATTAAATGAGGCCGACGGAGAATGTTCTTGCCGAGTTGTTCTATTAGTAGCGTTTGTTCTGGCCATACGATGCTCTTTGCTTATGTTTAGTTAGCGACCACGAATACCGTCACATCAAGGGCTGTTCCACCGATAGTAGCATATCCTCCAGTAGCAAGAGCGGCTGGGTAAGTGTGATATCCGACAGCTGGGGTGATAGCCGCGCCGAGATATGGAGTGGTAGCGGTGAGAGCGTCAGAGAATCGGATTGTTCCTGATGTCGTTGAATTGACGTAGAAGCCGATAATCCGACCAGGAGCAGCGAGAATCTGGCCAGAAGCAGACAGACTAATCGGAGTACCTGCTTTTTCATGGGTTGTGATAGTATCGTCTGTCTTATTGAGGCCTGTCCCGAGCGTTACTTTTGTATTTCCAGATTGATCAAATTCAAAACCTGATTCATCCCCGTCTATTCTCGTTTCAGGAATCGCATTATAGTGCCCAGGTTGATTATGTACTGATAGTGACTTATATGTTATTGCCATAATATTTTACTTATTTTGATTAAAATTCGAGCGAGGAGGGGCGGAAGCCGGAGGAGTAGCTCACCCGCCCTCGCTCGAATTGAATCGAGCGGAAAGCCTACATATCTTCCATTTCGTCCTCTGGTATTTCTCCCTCTGTCATCTCTACATGTCCAGTCGCTTTCGACTTTGCACGAGGATCAGAGAAGAACTTACTATCTGTATGAACTATCTTCTTCATTTCCGTCCACAACTTTTCCCTATAATTTACTATTGGGAGTTTTCTTTCACTAAATAAGAGCTTTTCATCGAGTATCTTCACAAGCTTACCATCAGAATTCTCCATCTCCTTCGTGGCAATTTTCAGGATTTCTTTCTCACGGTTACCATAAACAATCCGGTCAGCCAAATGCTTCGCAACGTGGATACAGATGTTCAACGGAAGCGTTTTAGCCTCCTTAGGTTGTATTTTGATACGCTTGCGGCCGTTGTAGATACAAACGAACTCTTCTGAAAGTGGATTTGTTACCGTTCCAACTTCTGTAGGGTCTACATCAGGGGGTACATTTTCAATCTCTGTTATTTCTGACATATAGTTAGATTAATCTCTTAATTTTTATCTTCGCCGTAAGCAATTCATTTTGCTGTTGGTTCATCTGTTCGGCACTACCGTGCAGCATACACCGTTCCAAATCTTCAAAAACTTCGTTCACTACCTCTAACTTTTCACTACGATTCTCTTCTTTTTCTACTACAAGAGCATCTTGTACTTCTGCAGAAGAAATAATAGTTTCTTCTTTCTTCGGTCTTCCCATAGCATTTTCGCTATTAATTAATTATTCCGAGTCATAGACCCGAGAAAACCCCCAATAAGGGGGCTTCTTCGGAACTAGGAAGCTGCACAAATCTGTGTAGCACCGAGGAGTTCTACTTCTGTCAGGACAGCACTGTTAGTGGCCTGAGCTGCGCAAGCAATAGCGAAACTATTGACTGAGCGAGTTGTAGCGTCCTTTTTAGCTGATTTCTCAGTGTTGAGGAGCTCCAAGTAGTCATCCTTAGCTACATCAGTAGTACCTTCTACGAGCACGTAAGCGTGACCTTTGGTTTGAACCCAAGCATAGCCTGCGGTTGCACCTTGATCAGCCAAAACGACTGCGTATTCCTGGTATACAGCTAGAGTAGCTGCTGTAACGAGCTTAGGAGTAGTTTCTTCATCTCCGTCATGTGTCACAACGTAGACTTCTCCTTTGAGAGCGTTGGCTGGAACATAAGCGTAAAGAAACTCATTACGACCTTGCCTACGACGAGCACCAGCCGCACCAGTACCATCGATTGTTTCGATAGGAGCATTTAATCCATTCATAGAATTGAAATTTCAAAATTAATTAATAACCAATGATAACCATTTCAAAGATTTTCGTTGCAGCTGGGTTCGTAAACGTCAGCGTTATAGTACCACCGGACTCAGACGTCTGAATGGTTTTATCGGCTAAATCCTTGAAATGGGCTTCGACGTAATCTACGCCAGAGAGACCACTGGTTACACTTCCGGAGGTATCCCCAGAAGCGACCGTACCCTTGACAATCACGACCTTTTTATTGCCAAATACGGTTTTCTTTGTGCTAGTTACTGCGAGAGCCATATGTTTCTACTCATTGGATTTACGATTTAAGTCGGGACGGGGGCGGCTACACCACCAATCCCCAAGCTACGATTAGGCGGTAGCACCAGTTGCACGAGCTGATCGGCGAGGCTGGCTGTTCACCAGGTTACCGTACCAGAGAATGAAACCAACCTGTCCATCCTGATCGGTAGGTTCGCGGAGTGGCGTCATCGTCATTCCCTGACTATCGGTAGGATGCTTAGCGTGCTTCATGTAGTACAACTTCACGTACTTCTCGTTAATCATATAGATTTCACCAGAAGGACAATACTCGTCTGAGATTACAGGAACAGTTCGGAATGAAAGGTTCTGCAATCCACCGTCTGCCGAAGCATACCCGTTGGAATCAGCTGTAAACCGAACCTGTGACTGCAGAAGGGCCTCAATAGCGCTCCACAACGTCTCAGTAGTAACGATTACAGTTGGACGATCAGAGCCGCTTTTCGCTGAATCAAACAGCGTAGCAAGTTTTCCGAGGGTCACTGAACCAAAAGAAGTCGTGAGTGAGGACTTGAACCAGGTGTAAGTCGTACGAACGATACCACCATAGTTATCCACAACAGTCCCATCATCAATCGCCGCTTTCAATCCGGTAATATTCTTCGAGTTGTTGCCAGTCCCATCGCTGAAAAGCTGGGTTCCAAACTTATCTTTGAGGCTTTCTTTCGCCTCTTCCATTTCGGTTTCCATCAAACCAGCTACCTTCACCTGATCGCTTCCGCCGTTCTTGGCGAGATCAAGGTTAGATATGACGATAGGCTGGAAGAGCTGCTTCACCGGGAAACGAGCACGTGTACGAGTCGTTTCTTGGTTGGTGGACAGGCGCTCAAGTCCTGAATAAGAACCACCCTGTGAGTTATGACGATACTTTACCGGTATTTCAAGGTAAGTACCTCCGTCCCACAAAACGGCGGCATCGAAGAAACGCTTCAAAAGCGGATTATCGGTACCGATTTGGTCGATGATTTTCGGGAGAACACGCTCTCGGGTAATCGAGGTCAGGTTATCCCAGTCTGTAACGGCCATAAGATAGAATCGTTATAAATTAACCGATTCCTCCCTCTCGATAAATATCTCGAATTGATTTATTACGATCCCTTGCAGGATCGTAGCCTTTTACTACAGGAACACCGGAGTTCGTACCACCAGGGGTAGCGCCACCAGCATCACGCTTCCGAGTTGCTTCTATTTCAGCCGCTTTTTTGACTCTTTCAGCAGCAGTAAACTGCGCTTTCCAGATTTTTGTCGCTTGTTCAAGTGACGATGCGTTGAATGAAGCTGCCACTTTGAGAATAGCTTGCTTATTAGCTCTGAACTCTGGATTAGTACGCTCGTGAAATGCTATTTCTCGTGCGACTTCCGTCTTTGTTCGTTCTTCGGCCTCGGCCTTCTGTTTCTCATGGCGCTCTACAATGCGTTGTTCCCGCTCTTGGCGTGATAAACCTTCAAGCTCTTTATCTTCCTCGTCCTCTTCGTTTTCGTACCGTCCAAGTCGGTTTTTCAACTGTTCGACTTGATCTCGCAACTTCCGATTTTCTGTCTCTGATTTAGCAAGTAACGTACGATCCTCTTTCCAACCTTCGATGATTTCCTGGAACTCGCTCGGTACCTCGGTACTAGGCGTTTCGCCGTTCGCATTGGCTGCGGGTTCCGGATTCGGAGGGGTGTTGCCACCTTCTCCCGGAACTGATTCGGGCGCTGGATTGCCGTTATCAGTACCGTTTTGCGTTCCCTCTCCTGCCGGAGCTGGAGTTTCGCTTGAACCTGGCGTCACCTGCACGTCTGCGGTAATTGACGGCTCAAAACCTGGGGTGCTTGTTGCACCCGCCGAATCGGTTTCTGACATATAAAATCTTTAATGATTATCCAAGGAAACTTGGTCGATATGAATTGAGCCTCGCTCTGCTATTCAGCCACTGTACTTTCGGTTTGGTCTTGTTTCATTTGATTCTGAGCTTCATCGAACATCCCCGATTTGGTGAGTTCGACAAGCGTTGCCTTGTCTACCGCGATATGGTTTTCGAGATTGATATAGGCGTCTTCCTCCATTTTGTTCTTCGGGTCTTTGATGAAGGCCATATGGAGCTTGACGTGTTCCTTCGTGACGAGCTCTGGAGGGGTAGGTGGTACCTCGGTGCCACCTTGCATTGCGCGGTTCTCCTGGTCAGCTCTCTCGATAGGGTTTTCTGTGCTATCTCCAGGCGTAACAGAATGGTTCTGCAAATCAGCCGCCACCTGAGCCGGATCATCTGCACTAATCATACCAAACTGAATCCAATTTATCAACCTATTTGTCAAGGCTTGCGGGTCATTTCTTCCCAAGTCGACGTAAAGAGTATATGGATCGAGCGCTTGAGCCTGATACAAAGCGAGTGATTGTTGAGCTTTCACTGGTTTAGAAAGTGGCGCTGTACTCATTGGACGCAAGATAGGCTCAATCCCCTCTTCAATATCCTTACTCATCAATTTAAGCACTTCCATACCGTCAGTAGCACCAAGCTTTTTGATATAGTGAGCATCCGTGTAGAACATTTTTTTGAGCTGTATCCAACCCTGCCACAATTCTACGATTGCATTCTCTACAGCGCGCACCTGGTACCGAATCGGTGTACGATCGCTCTCTATATTCATTTGGTCTTGTCCAAGAGTACCAGCATTACCGGAACCTCGAGATATCTCATGGTGTCCAAATACGTCGTCGATATAACGAGAATCATCTTCCATATCCACCATGACCTTATCAATTGGAAAATTGGTCGTTTCGGCGAAATAGACCGGCGTATTATTCACTGAGAAGTCCGCCCGGAGTACCTGCAACGGCTCGTCCGTGATTGAGGCTATCTGCGCTTCTGTGAATGAACCACTATCGACAACGAGCTTTGTATTACACCCACGAAGGTTATCGGCAATCTGCCGTTTCTTCATATTCAAATCCAAGAATATCTCTTTAACTTGTGAAATGAGGTCTTTGGAATAGAGATCACCGAGCAACTTGATTGACGGTATCTGAATGAAAGGCTTTGTCGGCTTGGCTAAAAAGTTGATAATTGGAGTGAACTCATCCATTTCTCCCACGGTGGCTTCTGGATTGACTTCTGGGTCGATCATCAGGGTGCGAATACCTTGTTCATCAGCCATTCCAATTTCTTGAGCAATGGCAGCGACTTCTGGGAACATTTGCTGCGCCCACGTTACAATCTGCTCGTCGGTAGATCGGTACTCCCAATACGGATTTTTGGAACGCTTTAGAACAATCCAATCGCCGTCTTTACCCATTACCTGTTCTACGCGAATATCGTCTTCCCAGTAGCCAATGAAACGAGCCGAAGAACCACGGGATGACGTTTCTACCGTGCCATTCTTGGAGATTGTCTCAAACTTTATTTTATCGTAAAAGTCAGCATAATTCTTCTTCCACCATTGGCGATTCTTGTATGGGTGATAGACCATGTATTCAGAATCATCTCTGCTTGTTGATCCAGGAGCAAAGGTAATATCTTCAATAGCCACCTCAATGAAGTCGTTGTCATTCAAATCATAATTCCAAAACCAGTGTAGAAAGCTGTCCCCTTTGATCCAGGTATCAAAAAGCAGCATTCCCAAACGATCTTGGAACTTGGTGCGGATCATATCGTATTCAAGCGAACTCGATACAATGCGTGCCTTCTTCTGAGATTGTGGAGTTTCTTTGGCGGGTGACACGTCTGGAATCGGTGGATTATCGGTGGATAACCCTACCATATTTCGAATAGTAAGGAAAATAACGTTCTTAACCGACTTGGAATTGTATTTTGATGCCTCTCCAGTACGCATTACCTTCTCAATGTCACCATCAAACAAGGCCATATTGTCTTTGGCCTTTTTACATTTCTCGTCGTGCAGCGGCTTTCCATCATTCAACCGTAAAGCCACCTTCTTAGCTAATGTAGAGTCGTCATCGATCTCGATATTGATGTCCTCTTTCAGGGTCTCATTTTTGGTATCCACGTCTAACTGATACTCGTATGATTGCATAACTTAGGTATTAGAAGTCGTCTGGATTATTTTTTAAAGCATTTTTTAACAGCTCCTCCTCAATATTGGAGGGCTGATTAATGGTTGGTTTAAGCGTCGAATGACGATGGACCGATCCAAGCGAAATATCTGGTCTTGACATTATACCATATCTTACCGCGTCGAGGGTATGATCGTCTTTCTTCAAAACCTTTTCCGTTGGGTCTTCATCGTCGTGCTTCGGTTTCGGACGTTTATAGCTCTCAATTTCTTCCAAGAAATGCGTGCAGTCGTCGAATACGAAGAAGCGAGGGGCTCCCTTGTTCTTGGTGATTGGGTGTATGCGCTCCGGGTCAAGAAAGAGATATTTGTGCATACGCGCGATACCAGCCTCCACGGCATTGTTACCCGGCATTGTTGGTATGCCTTCCTCCTTGTACTCTGCGTCGATGTTTTTTCCACTTCTACCACGTCTACCCTTCACAGATGGGTCAATTACCGTGTATTCAATTTTCTCGCGTCCTGTGAGGCGTTTAATCTCTCTGGCGTGATATGGCGTGAACTCGCGGCGTTTGTAGTATTCCCGATAGAGCCAAATATTGCCTTCTGGATCAATGGCGAGCCACATACAGGTAGTCGGGTTGTTTTCTCCCCAGTCCATACAGCGAATACGCGTCCAGTCTTCTGGAATAGCAAATGGCCGGACAACGTGTAGAGCGTGAATAAAATCGGGGTAAACCTGCCCTTCGAATACGTCGAATGACGCAAGCACATAACGTTTATACATATCACCGGTATATGCCCCGAGAATTTCCAGATAGTCCGGTGGGAGATAGTGGTTTTCTGTGGTTGGTGCCTTGGTGACGAAATAGCGTTCCAGGTCTTGCGGTCTGAGAGTATTACCGTCACCAGTCTCTCCCTTGATGAAGAGTTTGTATGTCCAGTTCTTACCTTCTGAGTTGCTCGTAATATAGCCAACGCGTTTTGGCTGATGCTTATTACGTAAACGCCCTTGTGCAACCTTAAATGTCTCAACACCAACCTCATCGACCTCGTCAAACCAGTACCAGCCTATCTCCAAAGACTTGAGTTTCTCAATATCATCCAAGCCCCAAAAATATATTTCGTGACCGTTAATCATGGTAAGGAGATTCTCGCTCTTGTTCCACTTAGCGATTAATCGTGGATCGCACACTTCAAAAAACGTCTTCATTGTCGTGGCTTTCAAGTCCACCAGGGTCTGGCGAGCAATCAACCCGCGTCCCTTTGGTGCACTCATTGCCAAGCGTACGGCGATCTGCGAACCGATATAGCTCTTACCCGATCCAAAGCCACCACAATACCAAGCGAACCGGCATACGTCGTTGTAGAGCACGTCGTATATAAATTCCTTCTGCTTGGGGAGCGGCTCAAACTCTTGGACAAATGTTCGGACAATGTCGTTCGAGTAGGGAGCGCTATATGGCAAGCCAGTTGTGGTTTCAGGATTGACCATATTGCTACAGGGTAAATGTATGCCTCACTTATTCAAGGGGCCTTAGAAATGATTTAAACACGTTGTTTTTGGCTCTATTCTACGATTCTTCCCATTTTTGCCCGTCGCTCTTCCATTTGCTTCATTTCCTCCGCGGAGAATGGTGGAGGGAATACGGCCGGGTTTTCTGCGGTGAATGACGGTGGCTTTGAATCAACCAACATACCTGAAGCTTTGGCGAGAATACCCAGTGCGGCTACAGCTGCCGAGATGGTCTTATCTCCTCGGTATTGGGCTATTTCCCAGAGTTGTTCGACAATAGCGTTGTTGGTTACCCTTTGGGATATGAGCCGAGACTTTATTTCGGCATCGATACTTGCGTACCCTAGAAGCTTGGATGCGCAGGCAGAAGCTACATCAGCATTTTTTACATTATACACTGCCATGTATGCCTGCGAAGCATTGAACTGTAGCTCAAAGTATTTATCAATAAAAAGAACCCAGCGAGGGAGTAACCCATTCCTCTCCTTCTCAGTCGGATCATCGGAGTCTGAGAGAACTATCGCTTTTTTTTGTTCTGAGCCAAGTTTTTTTTCAACTTTTCCTCGTGCCATTTTTTTAATCAAAAGTCCAACCATCTGGAGTAAAGGAAGCAAAACCGAAATCTATCGTAAAATCCCCACCGCCCGCTCCGCTCCTCGCTCTTGCATACAGTTTGTATTCCCTATATGCTTTCTCATTGGTATCTATCCTTTGGTATGCACTCAGGCACTCTTTGAACTTCTCGGGGTCTCCGTGCTTATCGGGGTGGTGAAGATGGGCTTTTCTGCGCCAGGCACGCTTAATAACAATCAAATCCACTGTAGGAGCGATACCGAGCGTAGTAAATGGATTCATAGGGGCTCTCTAAATTTGATCTCCGCATATTTTTGCGTCAAAAAACGAACATCCGCGCGAAGGAGCAGGATCTCGTTCTTCATTGCCACATTCTCTTCCTTCTGTAAGGCATACGCCTCCCGAAACTTCTTCAAACTCTCATCCACCTCCCGGGCTACCGCCTCCTTGATAATAACGAGATCAGTCATACTCAGGCCTTCTTCTCTTCCTCCTGATTCATATAGGAAGACTCTTCGACTGAGAGGATTATATCGATTGCCTTTGAGCCTTCAAACTTCGGAATCAACGTCAAAAGCTCTTGCTCTTCGAGTGTCAGAGCAAGCAGTTCTCTCTTCTTATGTTCTGGAACTTCAGGGGTCTCAGGAATTATCTCCTCATTGATAACACCAAAAGCCCTAATTACCGGCTTATTTGGGTCATATGCCTTATATGGGTTCGGTACATCATAAACGGAATAAATACAACTAATCAGTACATCTATGTGCACAATCGCTTTTTTCCCTTCGATTGATAGTTCGACAAGCCCTCTCTCGTAAAATTTCTTATTTTTTGAAAGATTTATAGAAACCTTAGGAAGAGATTGGTCAAGTTCACCTAGCTCGTTCCAGGTGGATAAATCAGCAGAAAATGGTGGTTTTTCACCACTTACTATTGCTAATGGATCACCACTATACTCAACTCCGTCTGTTACCACTCCTTCCTCCCCGACCGGTATAGCTTCGTCTGGTATCTCTTGCTTCATATTTTTTTCTTAATCTTTTAAAAAATTCCCATATCTCTAGCATCTTCATCTGGGTCGAATGCTTTTCGTGCTTTTGCCTCCTCTTGGAGTCTAATCCGGCGTTTGTTCTCTTGTATATCCCGATATGTGTGCACGCTTCCAGAACTTTCTCGTACTTTTGATCGTTTTTTTATAAAACCATTTTCTTCATAAAACTCAATTGGTTCTTCTTGTTCCATAATTTTACTATACAACGATCTCTCTTAATAATATATAGATTAGTGTTAGTGTGCTTTACAACCATCTTCAAATCCTTCTGCGTATGCTTTCTTTCCTGCCTTAGCTACTGCGGTGGTGATGGAAATTCTAAGTGATTCCAGAAACCATTCTTCGATTTCACCAATAGTAGGAGTTCCTGGATATAACTTCAACCAAGTATCGAAACGAAAACTCAAATCCTTCTCCCACTCAATGCTTTCACTCTGGGAATGTTGAGAAAAACAGCTATCATCGCATGGCGCTACGGTATTGTATCCTTTATGGGTGCAAAATGTTGTTTCTTTTTCGGTAGACATATTACTTACTTGTTAATGATAGCCATGACTTCCTTCACTTCCACATAATCTACATTCTCTTCAAGCTCTTTTACTCCTGAATCATTATGTAGCCAAGGCAACTCTTCCACTTCATTACTCATCCGCTGTCTCTCTTGTTCTAGGATGTTTTCGATGAAGGACTCAACTGCTCCTTGAAGAGTCTTATCATCACAACAAAGCCTGAAGGTGTCCCCGAACTGATCCTTAAAAGTTTCTCGCCAGTCCATACTATTTAGAGTTACGATTTAGTGAGTTCTTGCATACGCGACAGCCCATGCCACGGCGGCTATCATCCCGAAAAACGATATCGCCTGTATTGCTTCTGAGTCCATAAAAATATATAGTTACTTCTTAAAAAATGCGGCCGTACCAATAAGAAACCCGTACAATGCACCAACCGCTAGCTCCGTATTTCCTGTTGCAAACCAGAATGTCACGAATGAAATCAATATAACAACTTGGGATACTGTTCTATTGGTCATATTTTTATAGTTATATCTCTTAGATGAGAGGTGGTTAGTAGATGTGTAATTCATGAAGTAACCTGTTCCACCAAGATATTTCTACATCTTCAACGGTTAGTATGGCGTCACCTATCATGTCCCAGAGTTCTTCTTTTGAAAGTGTTTGAGTAGATGTAGAGTATCTGTTTTTTCCATCGCTTATGTGAGCAAAATACCAATCATTATCATCTTGAGAGTCACCTCTTGTGATACGTATGGTGTATTTCGCTATTGTTTTTTCCATATACTTCTCTAGTTATTGTGGATTAGTGTTTGAGTAAGTAATTCTTAAACTCTTCAAGTGCTTTGTAACCAGCTTTCCAGTTGTTTTCGTCAAAGAACATTGAGTCAGATAGTGGGAATGAATTTATCTCCTCCGCTATTTCTTTCTCTCTGTTGTAAAGGATGTTTTCTAGGCGAGTCCTAATCCAGTTGTACATTGTTTTTCTGTTTATATTTTTGTAGGAGAAATTAGGCGGCAAAAGTTCCCATAGTTCATCTGCTACCTCTTTTATATTCTCATCCCACTCGCTTTCTTTTTGCAGAGACTCCATAGTTATTTCTTTACTGGTAACTTACCTCTCTTCATCCGAAACCAATAAACATTTTCTGTCGGGCTTTTTACCTGGTGGCATAATTCTATCCGACGAAAGTCAATCTTTTTCTGTTTACTAAAGTAGTCTCCCCAACGACTTGAGATATATGCCTTAGTAAGGTCGTCGAGTATCTTAGCGTGATTTTTTGATATTTCTTCTATTAAGTTTTCGACTATCTTCTCCTCCCACGATGTGTCCTTTTCTTCCTCCTCGCTTTCCTTTTGTAGAGACATAGGGTTATCTAAAAAATGTATTATAAGTTGCAACAACACCAATTCCTAATGCGAAAATAAGCAAAAATGATAGCAATGTATAATATGCAATTAAAATTTCTTCCTTTTCCATATTCTTTCCCTTTATTTAGAGTTATTTATTTTCGGATGGACTGGTATTCTTTAGCCCGTCCTGACTCCAAACAAGTAACTTTATGAAAAGAAACTTCCAGAGTCGAACTCTCCATCCGGCATACCAGAGATAATCAATGTCACACGC